CATCGCCACGAGCGCGTCGAGGACCGCGACGGGCGTCCGTTCGAGCCACGTCATAGGGTCGCCACCGTAGAAGCGCACGAGCCTGGCTAGGACCTCTCCCCAGTCGGGAGCTTCGTCAGCTCCTCGGCTGGACCCGCGGCTTCGCTCACGGCTGCGGCGGGCGGAGGCGTCAGCGTGAGCGAGTTGAAAGCATTCACCACCCGGAACCGGTGGACGTCGGTCAGGCGGTCGAGGACCTCCTCGGGCGCGCGGAGGATGATCCGCACCATCCGGATGAGGGTCGCCGAGATCAGCTTCATCTGATCGTCGGTGATCTCCGACGACGAGTCGATGCTCTTGAGGCTCGCCAGCTCCACGCCGGCGGCGCCGAATCGGTGGAGGTCGAGAATCGACAGCTCCGCCGGATTCAGCATCTCGTACATCACGCCGTCGATCCGGACCGGCGCGCGCTCGACTAGGGTGTCGAGGTCGAGGACGGGTTGCTTGGCCATGAGATTCCTTTCTTGGTCTCTTCGCCGTACACCGTGAGGCGAATCCCGCGCGCGGCGCACTCCTCGTGGAGCGCGTCGAGCGCGGCTTTCGCGCGGGACAACTCGAACCGGTGGCGGCGTATCTCGGACTTGTGAGCCCGGACCGCCGCCACCAGCTCCGACGCCCAGACGTTAGGGTCGGGCGTCATTGAACGGAACTACGTGCCGGCTTCGGCGTGCTGCGCGACGAGGCGACCGAATCGCTCCGAGAGGTCGGACGCGGTCGGGTCTTCGAGCGCGACGAACTCCAGCGAGAGACCGGCCGGCTCCGTCTTCACGAAGACGACCTCGGGCTCGCCCGCCTGGACGGCCACCGGGACCTCGTACTGCATCGACCAGCCGGTGCCGTACGGCGAACCGGAGCCCCGAACGAGGAGCGCGCGCTGGACGACGTCGAGCCCGCGGCTCAGGCCAAGCTTCTTGTACCCGGCCGTTCCGACGCCCGCGGCGACGGTCGTGACCGCGTTGTAGTTGAGCGCGTGAGCGTACTGCTCCAGCGTGACGTCGGCGAGGACCATCGCGATCCTGAGCTCCTCCTCGCCGCGGAACGCCTTGCGCGGACCGGCGGAACCGAGCGCGCGCCACAGCTCGACGGACTGGGAGTGCGTGATGGTCACGCCGTCCTCGGTGTAGTTCAGGTCACCGGAGGTTCCGACCTTCGTCCAGCTTCCGCCGGGCGCGACGTCGATCAGTGGGAACGCGGTCCCGACAGGCGCCACCCAGAGGGTGAACGGCTGCGCGATGACCTCGTAAGGTGCGCTGCTCATGTGGACTAGCCTTTCTTCGCGGCGAAGTCGATCTCGTGGCGGAGATTCGCCACGAGCGTTTCCTGCGCTCGCTCTTCAACGGGTTTCAGGTGCTTCCGAAAGACGCCGCCGAGTGACGGCCCATGTTTCTCGTCGATCGGGAGCCGCGGTCCTTCGGTCCTCATGAAGACGCCTCGGTGTCCGGTCGACATCGTCGCGATGAACGCGTGCGGAAGACGCCCGCGCCCGCCGGGTAGACTGTACGAAACGCCACGCCCCTGACCTCGGGACGGCTCCGGCCCGCGCGCCTTGAACTCGATCAGCGGGACGCGACGATCGGACGCGGTGACGAGGATCTTGGTGTCGCTCGCGATCGTAACGGAAACGCCCAGCTTGACCGTCCGGACCGGGAGCCCGGTGTCCGCGGCGATCAGCGTGCCGAGCTGCGCGCGAGCGGACGTCGCGGTGCGCGCGAGCGCGCGCTTGACCGCGCGAGGCATTCGCTTGCCGAGGTTTTCGATCCCGGCGAGGAGCCCGGCCGTCTTGAAGTCGACCTTCACGCTCACGGCTGGCCCCAGCGCTCGACGAACCGACAACGATACTCGACCGTCGCGGCGACGTACTCACTCCCCTGCGAACGGAGCGCGGCGGTAGTCGTCCCGCGTTCGAGCCCGCGAGGCGTCAGGATTCCGCCGAGGTCGCGGTCGATCTCGACCGCCTTCTTGATGTCCGCGATGACCGCCTCAGAGGCGAGGGTCGGCTCGTCGACGTCGGCGCGAAGGATCGCGTGGACGACGATCGAGAGGAGCACGAGGACGTTCTCTCCCTGGTACCCGGTGTCATCGCCGGCGATGACGACGGCGAGCGCCTGCTCCGGGTCTGCCTCGGAGAGCGCAGGAGTCTGACCGACGAAGACTAGCTCGCCCGCGTCGGTCTGGTACCCGTTGTCGACGGAGATCCCGGAGAGCCGCGAGACGATCTCGGTGAGGAGGCTTTGGCGTGCGCTCATGGCTAGCTCGGGTTAGGGATGACGACGCAGCGGTGGTGATCGTAGTCGACGCGCGTCGACTGCTCGACCCGCCAGGACGCGGCGGGCTCACCCTTGAACTCAGGGCAGGAGACGACGGTGCCGCGCGGAACGGCGCCGACCGCCGAGAGCGGGATCACCAGCACCCGGATTCCCTCGGCTCGGGCGAACCCTTCGCCGTCGGGCTGCTCACTGGTCCGCGTCGAGAGCCAGAAGGCCCCGGACGAGACCGGCGTCAGCACGCCGGGAAGGTACACCTGAGCCGTGAACCCGAAGGCGCGGATTGCTGCCGCGATCGGCGGTCGGCGGTCGGTCATGCGCGTCGCCCTTCTAGCCGACCGTGACCGAGAGCTTGACGACCACTCGCGGACGGAGGCAGAGGACGAGCGGGTTGGACTGGGTGTGGATCCGGACCCAGCGGTTGAGCTCGTCGTCCGGGACGATCTTCGCGTAACCCGGCAGGCCGAGCGTGTTCACGGTCTCGACGAAGTCGGCCGGCGCGTAGTACGTCCGGAAGACGTCGGCGCCCTCGGGCACCAGGAACCCGTCGGCCGCGGCGATGTACGCCGTGCCGCCGCGGTACTCGACGAACCGCACGCCCGCGTACACGAAGGAACGCTCCGAGGCGGAGACGCCCTGCGTCCCGGTGAGCAGCGCCGGGTTTTCGTAGCGGAGTGTGGACGTCATGTTCACGTCCTTCTGGACGTCGTCGAAGAACGTGGGACCGCAGATCACGGTCCAGCCGGTCACCGGAGCGGCGCCCAGCTCGGCTTCGGCCTGGCGCTGCGCCGCCTGGATCGAGCCGCGGAGACCGTTCGGCACGTCGGCGTCGTCGTCGACCGCGAGAGCCGCGGTGATCTGCGACTCACCGAACTCCGTGAAGAGGTCGATGAGGGTCGAGCCGTCGGAGTCCTTCACGAGACCCTGGATCGCGCCGATGCGCATGTGCTCCAGCGTCATCTCGTGCTCCGCGCGGAGGCGAGCGAGCTTCTCGTTCACCTTCGTCTGGACCGCCTCGGTGCCGTTCTCGGAGCCGAAGGCGCGGACGCCCTGGACCTCGTCGGCGTACACGGTGGCGTTCTTCTCCAGGTGCGGCACGATGAACGACTTCATCGTGCGCTTGCCGAGCGAGCCGAGCTGCGAGCCGACGCCGCCGCGAGGCGAGGTCGGGATGAGCTCGATCGAGCCCGACTTGTACTCGATCACGGCCGTGGTCGTCGAGATCCCGGACGACCGGAAGATCCCCATACGCCCGATCTGGCCCGGGACGTACGGCGACTTGATGAACGCGTCGCTGAGCGTGGTCAGCGAGAACGCGTCGGTGCGGAAGATGTCCAGCATGTCTGTTTACCTTTCTCTCTGAGCGAGTGGCGCCTAGCGCGCGATGATGAACGCCGCGGCGAGGTCGGCGATGCCCGCGGTCTTGTCGCCCGCGGAGGCTCCGCTGAACCACTCCAGGTCCGCGGCGCGGACCTCGGCGAGCCGAGCGATGACGGCGCGGTCGAAGTCGACCGGTGCGCCGCCCGCGGTGTTGTCCGCCTCGGCGTACAGGATGGCCTTCGCCGTCTGGCTCCCGTCCGTTCCGGCGTTGTCGTACTCGACGTACTTGGTGCCGACGAGAGCGAGCACCGCGCCGGGCTTGAGCTTCGCGCCCGTGCCCACCGTCACGACGGCGTCGTCGCGCGAGATGCTGCCCTCGCCCTCGGAGACGAGGAACTCCGCCGTGTACTTCCCTTCGATCTGGGACATCTTTTTGCTCCTTGGTTACTTCGAGTCGCCGTTCAGGCGCCCGTAGATTTCGCTGTACGACAGGACGTTCTGCTTGGACGTAGACGTCGGCAGCGTCCCGTCGATGGTGACGGAGTCCCGCTGCGCCTTGATGTCGGTCAGGATCTTTCCCGCCGTCTCGACCGATACACCGGCCGCGGCGAGCCCCTCGCCGATCTTCGCCATGTTGTACTTCCCGTACATCGCGCGGATGGCGTCCGCGCGGGTCGCGTCCTTCGCGACCCGGTCGACCTCGGCCGCGACTCGCGCGGCGAGACCCTCACGCGTCGGGCTCGCGGCGACGATCGCCGTGATGAACTCGACGCCGAGATTGTGGGCGGCGCACGCGGAGAGGATCTCCGCGGCGTCGGCGAGCGGCTCGGCCTGGACAACCGGCTCGATCCGCCCGGGCGGGAGCGCCGCGATCGCGGCGTCGAGAGACGACGTGTCGACGTCGAGCTTGACAGTCAGGACGGCGACGTCCTTCGCGGACGGCGTCTCGACCA